GCCCTACACCTCTATAACGTTCCTGGTGGTACCTTTGACTTTGGAAATATTCAAAGAAACCAATATAGAGTTTGGTATTGGTATTACGATACACACAACAAAGATAGAAACGATTGTCTAGCAAACAATCCCGACATTGTGAAACTACCATCAGATATTCCGATTGATGTTGTCACTTGGGATGAACTTAACACTCCTTCCAAAACTTGGGTGAGAAGATGGTTCGTAGCCTATGTAAAAGAAACTTTAGGTAGGGTAAGAGGTAAATTCAGTGGTAATTTAAAAACACCTGACTCAGAACTACAACTTGAATACGATTCTCTTTTAACTGAGGCAAAAGATGAAAAATCTAAACTTTTAGAAGAGTTAACCTTAAGACTTGAAAGACTTAGACCCGATAAAATGATGGAAAGACAAGCTCTTGAAGCAGAAAACTTAAATAAATCACTTCAATATAGAGCATTCCCTTATTCATTCTTCACCATTTAATATGAGTATTTTAAAATCTACACCCGTCTTTAAATTCGTCGGCGGAAAATTCGTAAAAACATCAGAGATTTCAATAATTTCTGAAAAAGACTATTCAACCAATGGGGAGGGAGTTCTTTTGGTGAAAAAAGTTGACACTTGTATTTTGACTTTGGATTCCACAACAACAGATAATATCGTTGTGAAATCCTTAACCAAAACCATCATCAGACCCGACAAAGGATTGATTGATGAAGAGTATTCTGAATTAGAAATCAACAAAGGAACGTCAGTTCATTTCCAATTTATGGGTGGAAACTGGTATATCTTGGGTTCCGACGGAATTAAGTGGGATTAACCAATTCCAAATCCGCAAGTTCGTAGATATAGTTGGGTGAAAGTCCCCTCTTTCTCCAATATTCAAGTTCCTGATCTGAAATAGTCAAAACCTCATCCAAAGAATCTTGGTCGGTTTCCTTGATTGGATTACCATTGATAAGTTTACATTGTGTTTTTGTGAACACATACTTATCTTTTGGATCATCAATCAAAAGGTTGTCACGGACAATTTCATCAAACACCACCAAAAGAGGTTCAATTCGTTTGTTGATCGTATTGATTGCTCGGGGGACATTATATTCTCCCACCTTATCGGGGTTGTTTTCAATATCTTGTGGATCTAAACGATAACAGTTAATAGTCAACTCATCCTTTTTCTTTTGGACATCTCCGTGAGATTGACGGGTTCCGTTATTTACGTAATAAATTACATCACCAAGATCTACCTTCAGGTTTTCTTTAATCGCAAGTTCCATATGTGCCATCCGTGACATCGGATTTCCTGCGGTGGTTTTCATTCCACACCTTTTGATATAATCTTCAATAGAAAGTTTTACCTTTGCTCTGTTTGCAATTTTTAACAAAGGAATTTGACGGTTATAAATCCGATCTATGTATTCGTAGTAATACGCAACGAAACCTTCACCATCACCCGCAAGAAGCATTGTCAATCCCTTGTCAATAAATTCCTCAATATAGATCGGAAGTTTTTTTGATTTAATGGTATTTCCCACAAGTTTGATTTTTCCTTTTGCCGTTACAAGAGCATAGTTCTTTCTTGCCACATTGATACAAGAAGGCCAAACCCCGTCGGTATCCAAAGCCATCTCTCCCCTCATATAGATGTCATTATACTCAGCCACGTGAGCTTCAGTACCCTTATATACCTTTCCCTTTTCAACCTTCCAATTCAATCCCTTTCCGATATATTCATAATCTTCTACATCGGATGGAGAAGAGAAGTTAACACCATCAGTATCCATAACGAGGGGGTCAAATCCTTTGTCCATAAAGAACTTCTTTTTGACTTTTAATTGCTTTTAGAAATAATTCAATATCTTCTCTTTTAGATCCATTATCTCTTAAGCTTTGTATGCCACCATCACTAATTTCCCAGCCAACAATTGCTTTTATAATATAGCTATCTGGATTGTATGTGGAAGTTCCTTCGTTTGTTTGTATTCTCCAGTCTTTTCTTTGATACAATAAATCTTGAATAGAAAAATCCAATATTGTGTCATTAAACATTGTTGTATTTCTTGTTTTATAAAACTCTTGAACATTTTGCAAATATAAATTTAAATTTACCTTATAGGTTGAAGAAGCAGCTTCATTTTTTGGATTTTGTTTCCATTGAAATGAAGTAACGCCAGCACCTGTTCCTCTACCTGTGCTATTTTGAAAAATACTTTCAATACCAGCTGCTTTTGTATCAAATGGCAATTCTAAGATAATCTCTTCACCTGCTGGGTTTACAAATATTTTAAACAATCTAATAACAGGAACAAGACTAGAAAGCTCGAAAGTTGACATTCTAAGTAAAATGTCATTTCTTTCTGGATCTGCTTTTAACAGATTCATAAAACTGCTTGGATCTTCTGTATCAATTAAACATATACTAGGTAATAAAGCATCACCGCCGTTGGTATTATTTATGATACTACCTAAATTTTGCATACTAGCAGGATCTTTGTTAAAGTTTGTATGTTTAATACCTTTTTTTGTTCTACCTTTGGTCAACTCAATTAAATTGAAAAGAAGTATACCTTGCTCATCAAGCACTTTTGGCTCTGCGGAAGTTTCAGTGCTACCAGAGACTGTTGCTGTTTCACCTGCCATAATCAAACACCCATCATTTCTAAGACTTTGTTAAGCGGTTTAGGAATTAAAACCTGATCACCTATCTGAAAATGCGCCTCAGTTGGCTTTTTATTAAACCAAGCAATCACCCACCATAATTCAGAATCGCCATAATGTTCATAAGCTAATTTATATAATCTATCACCAGCTGACCATACATGTGGCGCCACTTGCAGTTTAGAAAATTGTAATGCGTTTACTGAGCCAAATTGAGGTGTAGTAAAATGATTTATATATTTAACATCTCTGTCAGTCATATGTTCATTATATAAGTCATAATCATTTTTAAATTTGTTTCTATTTCTATATCTTGAATATGCCATTTTATCCACCACTTCCGCTGAATCTTTGATTTCTTTCTATTAATTCAGCTGTATCATAAGGATATGTTCTATTTGTATCTGCTTGGCCTATGGCGACACCGGTTGGTTCTCCGAATGCATAAGAAGATAGCTTCTCGTTTGTGCCACCGACAACATCTACCCAGCCAAGTTCTGTTGTGTGAATAATACTTATATCCATATCAACAGTGAATAATTTTGGTATAAGATTTGAATCTATAAAATGAACACCAGCATCTAGATCTGGCTTAAATGAAACGCCACTAACAGCGCCGACAACGGCATTATTAATATATGTTGTTGCTTTTGAATAAGAAGCAACATTTGAATCGGTCCCAATCCAATTCATAAATTTAATATATAATAATGGTGGAGAACTCATAAAACGAGCATTAGTTGTTTTACTTTGTTGCAAAATCCAATTTTCTTGATTCGATGCTATATTTGATTTTATATCTTGTTCCATATTAAATGTTTGTGGCGCGCCGACAGTATTAGTGTTTTGTGTTGGAACCGTTCTTGACACTTCATTTATATTTATTGTTTCATATACAGGATATTGCATCATAATCAATTTTTGAAGCTCGACAAAATTACTATGAGCCTCGTCTTCTGAATTTGATGGCACGTCGAAACTTAAAGTAATTGTTCTTTGTGTATTTTTAAATGTTTGAATAGGATCCATACGACCCATTGTTTCTTTTGGGCTCCAATTTGTTTTAAAGTTATCGGTGAACGATGTTATAAAAGCTTTAAATGTTGCTTGATTTGTAAAAACATTATTATCTAATGCTTTTTTGATTGTAGGTAAGTGATAAAATTGTATTACTGCTCCGTTTTTTTCGGAACCTTTTGCTGATCTAAAACTTGGACCAGCCATCGCATCTGTTTCGTCAAAAAAAGCCATTTTATTTCGCCCTATGTGATTCTATCTTTTGTATTTAAATCACTTGTTTTACCAAAGGACTTACTACCGTTGGAAGCATTTGGATTACTTGTTGTTTGCACTATCTTATTAAGTATCTTTCTATCCAATTCTTTGCCATCTAAAGTGATCGGCATTTCTATTGTAAGATTAACATTAATCGGCTTTTCAGCTGAACCAGCTTGTGCAGCTGCACTTGTAACAGAAGACATATTATCTGTTAAACCGGTGGCAACTGGTGCAGCTATGGCAGCTGCCATTATTGGCATCATAAGAGGATTAATCATTGCTGATGAAAACGCCGCAGTAGCTGATGCAACTCTCTCCATATACTCTGCCATCTGACTCATTATATTTCTTATATTTTCTAGTTTTGTAATTTCGAAATCAGAAATTGCATCAAAGCCTTCTTTGGCCATTTGCATACCCATACCAACTAATAAGAATGACGCGCCAAATACTAACATTATACCAGCTAATGCTAAAAGAACAGCTAATCCAATTGAGCCTACTGTGCCTAGTGTGCCTAATGCGCCTGCAAGAATATATAATGAACCTGCTAGAATTCCGAATGCAATAGCGGCTGTGAGTGACGCTGTTCCACCATCGATTAATACTTTAAATAAGTAAGCAATTGCAACTACTATACCGATAACACCAAGAAGTATAAGCGCTATTGGTAAACTAACTGCCAAAAATGCAGCTGCCAAAGCCCATAGAACACCTGCTAATGGGATTAGTGCTGGAATTAGTGGTGTTACGGCGGCAGTAAACGCAACTAAGCCGCCTGCTGCCATGGCAGAACCAGTAGCTGTTTCCACACCAGCAGCAGCAAATCCTGCACCACCAGCAGCTGCTTCAGCGCCACCAACAGCAATTGCAGAACCGGCACCAACAGCAGAAGCCCCCATCCCAAAAAAACTGATACCAAGAGCCGAGGCTGCTGTTGCAGCTTGAGCTATCATTGTTAATACAAAGCCTGCGAAGGCAGCGCCTACAAGAAGAACTGTTCCAATAAGTGTCAAAACTATACCAATTACTGCAATGCCCCAAGCAACAACAGGATAATCTAATAAAATAGCCAACTTATCAGCAACAAATCCTATGACTGAAGCAAGTGCCTGGAAAATAGGTGCCATTTTACCCAATAGTGTTTTAAATTTGTCACCAATTGACACGAATGAGGATATTGCGTCATTAAATGTTTTTTCTGCATCAGCAGCTTCTTTGGCTTCTAACGAAGTCTTTTTAAAGAACGAACCAGCTGTATCTAGATCTGTTCCTAACATTTCAGCAAACATTCTTCTTTGTTGACCAGATAATTGATCAAAACTTTTTCCTGTTTTCTGTAAAGCATCACGAAGCATGTCTTGTGCTTTAATAGGATCTTCACTGGCAGCTTTTAATAAGCCAAGAGAATCTATATAGTTTCCACCAAGAACTGAATTCAACTCACCTGCGGCTTCTGCGGCACCTTCAAAGGTTGTAAATTTTTCTGTTACATCTAGAAGTTTACTCATTTCTACGCCAAGCGCCTTAGATCTAAAAGCCATTTCTTTAAAAATAGCTGGTCCTTGTTTACCAAATGCAGCCAAACGAGGCATGGTAGAACTTAGGCCATCATTAATAGCTTTGGTGCTTATTTGATTGGCGTGAGCAAAAGCAAAAAGTTCTTTCTCATACTTTATTGCTTGTTCAGCTCCCATTCCCATACTCTTCGAAGCTGTATCAAGAAATTTTGCTGTTGTGCTAGCTGATATACCGGCTTTTTCTAATTGAGATGTGGTTTGTATTAGATTCGTTTCAACTTGTTCTGATAAACTACTAAAATCTGCAAATTCATTATGCAAAGCTTCAGTTGCTTTTTGTGCATCTGCTGCTGTTATACCGAAACGACTATTGGACATAGCAACACTTACAATTGCATCATTATATTTACCAGAGGTATTTGTTGCTCTATTTAAATCTGCTGTTAAACTATTAAAAGCCATTGCTTGCTGAATCGCAATTGCAGTCATTGCGGCAGCAGATTCTGTTAATTTTGCGGCTAATGTTGCGCGGGCGTCTTCTTTACTTATTGTTTGAGAAACTTTCTTGATATCTTCTAATTGAGTTTTAAATTTACCACCAAAACCTAGACGCTTTTCGTCTGCTTTAACAAGTCCAAAATATAAATCTTTAATTTGTTGAACCCTTTTTTGTTCCTTTTCTCTTAACTGATTCATCGCGGTGGCTGATTTATTACGATTTTCTTCCTGAACTCTTATTTTAGCTAATTCTGCTTGACTGCTTTCTAATTGATTTTTATCATCAGTAGATAATTCTTTTATTTGATTCAAGAGTCTGATCTTGTTTATAAGGGAAGCTTCTTCTTGTTCGAACCTGATTTTATTTAAATTTGTCGTAAATTGAACTTGTTCAGCTTCTTCTTTGAGGCTTTCCATCTTATCTTTAACAATTTTGTTAATTTCTTCTTGAGCCTGTTTTTCTTTTAGTGTGTCTTCAAGAGTCATTTAAATCTATCTCCTATTTAAATGGCCACTTTAGACCAGTTGTCTTCTCAAAAGCTGAAGTTGCTTTGTCTAATTCTGCTTTTGAACGATATGTGCGAGGATTATCTAGGCCAAGAGAATAGAAAGTTTCTAAATACTTTTTTTCATAAGAAAGAGCATCTTTAAGAGCTGCTATTTGTTGTTCGGTTCCACGAATAGTAATTTCTGGTGTTGACCCTCCGAGCATTCTTTGCATCATTAGTTTAATTAAGCCACCAAACATTCTTAAAAAACTTTCATCAAGTTTATTTTTTTGTTTTTCATTTAAATTTAAAACTAATGGAACCAATTTATCTGACATTCATATACCTCAACGATAGTAAGTAGTTTTACTAAAAAATATAGGGCTGATAAAGCCCTATATTTATGTTTTCTTTGTTGCCTTTTCGATAGCTTCTTTCTCTTCTTGTTTTTGTTTTACTAAACGCTTAAGAAACCATATTCTGATTTTAACTGGTAGATTATACGCTTCTGTAAAACTCCAACCACCGTGATATTTTAATAGAAAAAACTGTTCGTAAACATTTTCTATGTATTCATCACTTAGGCCAAAAAAAGTCCACCGTAAAGGGCACCTCCATATCCTGTTCAAAGGAACAAGAAGAACAAGTGAATTGTTGCTTCATATCAATATTTGGAGTTATTTCACGATACATACTTCTTAATGTTTTGGCATCAATAGCTGGTAAGTTTTCTATGAATTGTTTTAAGAATGTTTTATCTTTATTGCCATTAACAGAAACAATATAAGCTTTCATTTGAGAAGTTGAAAGTTCTTCTGGAAGATTGTTCTTCTTTCTTTTTTCTGCTAATTCTGCAATTTCACTTTCGTCCTTGCCGTTCAAAAGTCTTACTTCAACAGTTGATCTTGTTTTTAATAATTCAATCAAGAATGTATTGTTTTCTGTTTTTGTAATGCCTATTTCTTGCAAGTTTTCACAACGATGAATGTTTAGTTTTTCTAAATCAAAATCGTGTTTAGCGTTAGTTCCGCAGCTTGGACAAGTTATAGCTGTTTTATACGAAGAACCATAGCCTGAAATGCGTGATGCAACTATAAGAGCGTTTTTATCCCCAACTAACAAATTGTCTACTTTAATTGATTTATCTGTTATGAGACTTTCCAACATTCTATCAATCGCCACACCTTTCTTAATAAGTGAACGCGAGGTAAGAATATCTTCCTCTTTTGCAGTCATAAACTTAATTTCTATTTTATCCTTATCTTTAAGTGGATGACCTTCGGGGTAGAATTCTCCCTTTGATGGTAGATCAACAAACTCTGTTGGGGCAACAAAGCTTAATGGACTTGCTTGTGCTGTTTGAACTTGCATCTGAGCTAATGGTGCTTCAGCTTGTGTTAGAGCACCTAATCTATCTTCATTATCTCTCATTTAACACCTCTAAAAAAGAAAACGGGCATATCATATTTAGTGATATACCCATTAATTCTTTTTGTTAAGCCCTAATTCAGGATGGTGTAAATAACTTATCTGTATCTTCATTAAAGATGCAGTAATCATATGTGATTTCAACATCTACTGTTGCGATACCATCATCTTCATAACTCAATTCACTTGGCGTGTATTTTGTTATAAATGCATTTTTAAGTGTCCACTTTTCAATCGTTTGGCCTTCTGCGTTAACTAGTGAAACAGTAACACCATTTGCATTAGCAGCAGTAATTCCAGAATCAGCACCGGTGCGTGAACTAAGAGCATCTATAGCTTTTCCTTTTGAAATAGTATTTAAACTAGCTTCAGAAGATGGAACCACATAGCCAGCGGCTGTTAGAACCTGCAGTAGCGATTTCATTGTATCAGTTCCACGATTAGCTAAATCTCCAACAACGCCACCAGCTGTATCAACCATCGTTAATGAGATTGGTTTCCACTCTGGACGACCTGGATAATTAAAAGTGTGATTTAGATATTTATGTGCTTTACTTGTCACTTCAATTGATGGTCTTCCCACCTTTGTAGCAAAATACATATTACCATTGTATATGCCATCAAATTGAACAACCCAACGATTTTGTCTTTTTGGTTCTATTCTGCCATCTGTCCAAAAATTTGCCATTTTAAAATTCTCCTGTTATCACACTTAAATAGTATATTACTTTAAAAATCAAAGGTCATCAAATGATGCGCCACTGTTTGTAATAACAAAATCAATACCAATGAACTCAATTGCATAAGCCGGTTTGATAAAGATTTTCGCATACATAGTGTTTCTATCAATAAGATCTGGTGTTGTTGTAGTTTCATCTAGAACAACTTTGTAATCAACGATACCACCACCAGATTTTGTGCTTTCCATTAATGGATTGACTTGGTTGATGAAACGCTGCCAAGTTGTCTTGATGTTTTGATCAAACAGTAGACCGGAAGCGATTACTGAAATTTGTTTCTTAAGGAACAATACAAGTCTGCGAACGTTGATTCTGTCAAGCGCAGATGGTGTTGCTTGTAGGGTCTTTTGACCAAAGATTACAATACCTTCTGCTGGGAATCTTGCGATTGGGTTAATATTAACTTCATATAGGTCATCGCGTTGTGTAGCTTTAAGAACTTCACGAACATCTGTTACAGCCAAACCGGCTGAACCACGATCCAAACCACCACGATTAAATCCTGCTGGAGCGAACCAAACAGCTGATACTTCTTGTGATGAAGCCATTGTGCCAAGTGCTACAACGGATGGTGGCATCCAAAGATCTCCATTTTCGCGTTGATCTTTAACTTTAACCCAAGGATAATAAGTGCAGCCATAACTTGTATTAAAGCTTCTATCCTTAACATTATTAATAGTAACTTTTGAAGAGCCCATTCTAGCAACTTCTGTTAGTGCATTTTCTGCTTCTGGTGTATAACCGCCATCAACATCGATAATTGCTAGTGCATCAGCACGGGTTTCGCAGATTTCGATTGCACGATCTGTTATAACCGGCTCTGTTACACCTGGAACTACTAATAAGTTCATATCAAGAGTTTCTGGATCCATTATTGAATCTAGTGCTCTCTTCAAGGAGTAAACAGCGTAGTTATCTTTACCTTCTGCGTCTGGTGAATTACCGCCAACCAAAAGTCCACTATTTCTTATTGGATTCTTTTCTGTTATACGGAAACCATCTGTGCCACCAAAGAGTGGTGTTGTAAAGCTGTTGAAACCAGCATTAAGAACATTTCTGTATCCTTCGGCTGAACCGGTAGCTGAAGCGGATATAGCTGTTAATGAGCTTGTAGATGCTCTAGAACCTTCTACCCAAATACCAATTGCACTTGAGCTGACAGAGGCACTAACTTCATCAAGAGTGAATATAACACCGTTTTGCAAACCTGCTTCGTTTGTAAATTCATAAGAGCTGAATGGCGATGGTTTGGCTCTTAATAGGTCAAGAACATCTTCATTAAAGAGTCGACCATTTGTTGAATTCAAACCAAAGTGTGTATTTGCTAATCTTGCAGAAGCAGTTACGACCATTGGAATGATTGGAAATAACAACTCAGCATTAATATCAAGATTAACCAAAGGGCCATCAAATAGTGATGAACCCACTACGCTGGAACCAGAAACAACTTCAGCTGGGGCGAATCTTGGAGGACCAAAAAAGCCGAATGGTAATAGAGCTGGATCAAGAGCGCCCTGTTCCAATAGTGTGTCCATTTCAACGCGGATAAAGTTAGAACGGTTATCGAAGTTTCCAATAACTTTATGTTTTTCTTGTTCTGAATCCCAAATAACACTCTTGTCACCAATCAGTTTGGCAACATAATTTGGTGAAGTTGGGTCTAGATTACAGTTTGTAAATGTTTCTAGAACTTCTTGTCTCTTATCTGAGTCTGATATTTTACGAACTTTAACAGTAAATGAACCATATTTGTTAAAATTGTTACTTGAAGCTTTTACATCTTCAATCGAGATTTTGACATTCTTTTGTTCCCATTCACCAGAGCTATCACCGGCTTCTCCACCCAAAGTTGAGAAACGGAATAGTTTAGGCATTTCTTCTGGTTTAAAGGCTTCAACATTAGAATTTAAATCTTGTGAAATAATCCACCCTGATTTAGCTGGTTGAGCTTGAATTCCCAAGTGATTGCCTAAGTTGACATTACTAGCATTTTGAAGTGGGACGACTGCTGCCATACAAAAGCCGGTATTGCCGTCGACGCCTGCGTCGTTTAAGAATGTTTCAAATGTTTCACCAAGCCAATATGTTTTTAATACTGATGCTAGTGTGATATCTCCGTTTGTTAGAACTGGATTTGTGTTTAAAACTTTGCGGATATGTTTTGAACTTGATTTATTGAAGTTAAATGCTGTGTCTAATTTAACAGCACTGCTACCGTCTCTAATTTTGATTCTAAACTCGAAATCATCGCCAGTATTAGCAACAAACAAATTTGAACCAGAAACCAAACCTGCACCAGCCAAGTCATTACCGACTAATTCCAAGGAGCCCGTAGCAAGATAAACAACAGCTGCTAATGCACCTGTTACTGATGAACCAGATGGAGCAATGAAGATACCCCAAGCACCGCCTTGTTCAGTTGAAAGACCAGAGCCAGCTTTCCAACCGGCTTTTGCAGGATCCATATCCAAAGCATCTGGATGTTGAACACCCAACACACGAACAGCTGTTAATGGTGAGGAATTTTTTAACCAAGCTTCTGCAGCATAAGCAGCATATGTTGGTGATTGTAGTTGACCTGTTCTCCAAACATCGCTTCTTGTTGAATTAACAACACCGCGTGTTGGAGCGCCAAAGGCATTATCAAAATCAATATAGCTACCAACAGTAACTGGAACTAGACCTGCACCACGTTGAAATCTACCTACTACAACTGGTCCAATTGCACCATTGTTGGAGGTTAGAACGGAACGATCAATTTCATTGATTTTTACACCTGGCGATACGAAGCGAAATCTTTTAGCAGTCATTATACAAATCTCCTCTAAAATTAACTTTTCTAAAATAAATAGTGTTGTTTATATGCAAAAGCAGGTATTTCTACCATTTCTTTTTAAGCGTAGAATTTTCATCTACCATTATATATTCTCTTGGTATTTTAACTTCAACCGCGTTTTCACGATAAATAATGTTTGTATCATTTTCGTTAGCGCCAGAATTAACTAAATGGCCAACAACATTTATTTTTATTGTTGTTTTAAACATTCTTTCTTCTTGTTCTAACTTATCACCATTGTGTTCAATAGCATAATCTGCATCAATATTAACTTCAAAACGGTGCCCTTCATTCTCGATAACAAAATAATTTCCGGCACCAGTATAAACAAGAAATGGCTGTGTTAGTTCGTTCATTTGTTGTTGATATTCTGTTCTTAATTGAATCTCATATGAAAATGTTGCTTGAACAGGAAATTTAATAGATTTAAAACCATATACAACTTTCTTGTTTTCTATGTTAAAATTTGGCTGTTTAACTTTTTTCTGAGAGGTTGTATTTGCAAAGTTTGTGCTTTTGTCTTGATTTATTTCTTTTACCAAGATAAAATCATCTTTAAATAAGTTTGGAACAACATTACCAGGAAAGATACCTTTTGTTTTTAGGTCTTTATTTATACCTGTTCTTTTTACGGTGATAATTGGTAATATAAAACTACCGTCGTTTTGACGAAGTTCTTTTTTATTTTTAATCTGGAATGATCTTTCGCCAGAAACCCAAATAACGGTTGTCTTGGTCCATCCACGATTTGTGGTTGTATATAGATTCATGATTTCATCTAGCCATTTATAAACGGCCAAATCAATATTTTCTATTTTTGAGGGATCTAATGGAAACTTGCCATCACCTTCTTTTTGAGTTGTCATTTATTACTCCGTTATTTGTGTGATGCCGTTACCAAATGGTCCATCTTCAAATATTTCAAATGCGAATGGAGATGTATACCACAAACCTTCTTCATTATAATAAAATTTATTTGCCATTTGAAATGGTGGAGGTTGAAAATCTCCCAAAGCTGTAAGATAAATAATACAGCCTTTGTAACTTTGTGGATTCTCGTTATAATCAATGAATTGCGCAAGCTGCAAAGAATTATTAGAAGCATTAATTTTATTTATTACACCTCTGCACCCTTCTACAACATCGCCCATATTCACTACTTGACCATTTTCGGTAAGTTCGCGGAAAACTTCTAATACTTGATCTATTTCGGCTGGATATTCAAATAAGCCAGCTCTAGCAGAAGTGCAAGTTGATTGAATTTCAAATCGATGTTCTGCTTGACCAAATAATTGTCTTGGAATATTTGCAGTCATTATTTCATAAAAACGACCACCATAAAATATAAAGTCACCTTCACGAACAAATAAATTTTGATCTTGGTTTAATCTTCGTTTATGGAAATTAACAGTTACCTTAGTCTTTTTATCTAGACCAAAAGTATCTGTTGCTGTTTCAATACCATCAAATTTAACAAGAGCGTGGACTCTTACAGGAGGTAAAAAGTTTTTCTCTATTGCTTCACCATAAACAGGGTGAAAATTGGTATGTACATAACTAATAGGAAAATAAAGAAGAGTTTGGCCAATGACGCGTTCTATTATTTCGTCATTGACTTGCTTAACTAGATCTCTTTCCTTCTCTCCAAGAAACATTGGAGGAGGAGGATTGCTAGGTTGTTGCCACTTATTAAATTTACTGTCTTTTTTTCTTGCCATACTCTAATCTCCTAGCCAGTAAATATTGCCATTGGGAACTTCTCTATTATTTTCTGAGTGCTGTCTGTTATGCCTGCAGTTTGTTCTGCAAGTTTGTCATAAGTCATCTCTGTTAGAATGGTTTTCATTTCTTCTCTTAGAGTGTTCATTTCTTCTTTTGCTTGTGATAATAAATCAGAAGCATTTAAGGTTACGCTTTCGCCAGGAATAGGAACAGTAGAAAACTTACCACGGATTTGACCAAGCATTTCTTTACAGATAGAAAGTGCAAATCTTCTTATCCATTGTTTACCAATAGAGTTTATATTTTCATATGGAATATTTGCAAACGGCAAAGTGTTCATATTATTAACACCAGTAGAACGGTTGCCACCTGTTGAAGCAGAACCACTAACACCAGTTGAACTGCTGCCACCATAATCATATGCGCCTTGTGGAATAACAAACTCAACCCAGATAAATTTAAGGTCATTGGCCATAGGTGTAGGGAATAATCTTAGTTTGTTATTTCTTATTTCATAAGAATAATGAGAAATGCGTGTGTAGATGTTATCTTCATAGGCCATTGCTTGCATCTTATTTTGCCAAGCTGGAATAACTTCGAAAGTGCTATCGTCCGCATATTGTCCATAGGTACTTAAATTACCTACAGTATTAATGCCACCATAATAGCCATAAAATCTCCACATTGCTCTTGGTGATTTATAATAAACTTTTTTAACTTCTACTTTGTTTGTTATTAAGCCAGCAAAAGGACTTCCTGGGACTAAACTTTGACTTAGTATACCATCTTGCAAGTCATAGTCTTGTTGTTCTGAATTAACCGGGACTGAAGCTGAGAATACAGTTAGATTTCCACCAACAGAAACAACTTCAGAAGTTTTTGTCATTACTTCTTTTGCATATCCAATATCAAAAGAAGGAAGCATTAATTCCGGTCTAGAACCGTTCAGGCTCGACGAGAATAAACTGCCACTAACTAGTTCACCGTCGCTGTTAAAAGTGCCCGTAGGCGATCCTAGTGCGCTAGCCATCACATTTCTTGATTGATGCACATTGAGGATGTAACTATACTCAAGAACTGCTACTTCATAAGCTGCATAAACATTTTGTTCAGTTAGTTCAATGTCTAAAACATCACCACCAAGCATTTTATAAGTAAAAGCAACTTGATCAGAAGCACCTGTAATAAAATCAGTGTTACTAGCATATACACCAAATGGCAAACTAGCAGTAACTCTTGAGAAAGTTCCCAGTGCTGGCAGCGTAATTGCGCTTATTTGACTTTTTGGGGCGAGGACTGGAAGTGCCATAAGATTAAAACTCCTATTTTATTAATAAATAGTTACTATATATGTATTAATCAAAATAAGAAACCCGCCATATTTCAGACGGGTTTATAATATAGATACTTATTTTATTTGTATCAACATGCAGAGTGTTTAGAAACCAGATGTTGGTGGTGTAAAGTTGCTACTATATCTGGCGATACCTTTAGTGACTCTGAAGTCGTCAATATGGCCTTGGAATCCGTTGGTCAAAGGATTGAACGCGCCAGTAGACCCGATACCAAATCCATAAGAAGTAGTATATGGTACAGCGCCGCCAAATGTGCCTATGACGTATTTTGTTCCATTGACAAATACTGACCAAATATTTCCTTCACGAACAAAGGCAAGATGGGTCCAAGTGTTTGGACTAATATTAAATCCAGAAGTTATATTAATATTTGCTACTGTCCAACTAGTACTATTAAATGCAGCATATAAAGCCAAAGAATATTTATTATATGCGGTGCTATAAGTTAACCAAGCATTTACACCGCTATATATTGCACTTGAATTTCTATTGGTACCAAAAAGCCACTTTTGTTGGCCATTGGTAGCGATGCCAGCCGGGTTGACCCACATTTCAACTGTAAAGCTTCCTGAACCAAAGTTAAACGCACTGTTTCCTGGTGCTGTTATATAATCACTATTTCCATCAAAATACATGCTGCCAGTGCCATATTTAAACTGGCTTGTGCTTATGACGGCGTTACCAAAACGACTAACAGTGAAGTTATTTATACTACTATCAACAAAACTGGTGCTATTATTAGCTCCGTTACCTTTTAATAGAAGTGATACACTACTGGAATATTGGTCTGGCTGTACAATACTGCTACCACTCATAGATACGTGGGCAACATCGCCACCGGAAGCACTTAACATTAAGACTCCAATTTTGGCGCCAGTACTAGTTGGTGTAAAATATACATTAACAGTTTGTGTTTGGTTGGCTCCCGTCAAACTGAAACTGGTTGGTGAAAAATCAAATTGATCAGAATCATCAGACATAAGTACTATATCTTGAACTGCTCCACCAGCTGAAACAATAAATGAAGAGGATGCAGTTGCATTTACATATGTATTTGCAAAACCAATCGAATTGACACTAGAAGTTATAATAAGAGGATCTGCAACGCAGACACCAGCAAGTGAAACACTTTCTGAACCTGTGTCACTGCCACTAATTACAATTGTACTGTTTTTAACACCCCAATCCGTAGGATTGAAATTAACAGTTACTATTTGTTCTCCTGTACCGCCAGTTAGTGCAAAAGTAGCTGGCGACCATGTGAAAGTGTTTGTTCTACCTCCGGTGAGTCTTATTGTTCTACTGGTGTTGCCTTCAGCTCTTACCGAAAAAGTTTTTTGATTAGTGCCGTTAATATAAGTGTTTGGAAAAGCCAAACTAGCACTATTAACTATAAGAGTAAAGGTTGTTGTTGACGTAGCGGAATATTGTTCTGGTTCACTATAAAAAAACATTTATTAATCCTCCGAGATTAAGTTACAGCCATAAATAGTTTTAATATTTATCATTGATAAAAAGAAACCCACCATTTCTGGTGGGTTCTTCTATAACTATGTTCTTTTTGTTATCAGCCCAAAAGATCTTGGCAAACAACTAGACCAAACATGTCAGGACGTACCATCTTCTTGGCGTAACGAGTCATAACACCCTTACGTGGTACGAAATCTTCAGTACCAAAGATGGTTGGCGTGACTTGGAGTGGAACATATGGAGCGTAGACATAGCCACTTTCCAAGAATTGTGTACCACGACGACCAACTAGTAGCAAGTTGCGTGGGAAGTATGGGTCAACCATAACATCCCATTTCTTACTAAGTGAACCAACTTTAACAGCACCGGCTGTACCTTTGGCTTCATCAGGAACAACGCCAGAAGCACGGAAGCCAGCAGTCATTTCTAGAATGCTAGCAACTTCTGGTGAAGTTACGATGAAGTTAGCACCACCACGCAATGTTTTGCGGTGGATTTGTGCTGATAGGTCATTAACGGTTTCAAGAAGGGTTTCATACCACATTGAAACGTTACCGGTAAAGTCGGCACCAAGTAGACCTTCGTTAGGAAGGGCACTGATGGGCGCGCCAGTTACTTTGTTTAGGAAGCGACCTGGACGACGTGACCAGTGATAAACACCAGCAGTTGCACCCTTGATTAGATCTTCAAGGATTTCTTGGTCGATTTCTAGAGCAATGTGCTCGCTCATGATGCTTGTAAGTTCAACTTCGGCATCGAGGTTGTGGTAAGCATTTAGATCTTGACCGAGTTCTGGAGTCCACTTGACTTTTAGTTTCTTCGTTTTTGCACTGACTGAAACTGAATCGATTTTGACGTCGATTTCTGGAATATCAGCAGTACCTTCTAGAGCCCATTGTGCCGTGGCACGAATTGAACCTAGACCGTTGCCGACGCCCAAATTATCATCAATTGGGAAGGTGACTGCTTTGGTACCAGTCGTCAATTCAGTTTGTAAAGCACCCAAAACACCAACGGTATTGGCTTTAAAGACCAAGCGTAAATGAGTGTAGGTGTCGCCAACGGCGTCGACGCCACTAGCATCGCATTTGGCAGTTAAACGACGAATTTGCGTACCATTAACAACAGCCGTTGTTACTTTTACAGCAACGAGGTTACTTCTGTTAAGAACGTTGCCACCTACTTCTAGCGAAGCAACTGGGACGACGACAGCGATGACACCATCAGAACCTGAAACTAGGTCTGGGTCAAAACGTAGCGCACGATCAAGGACTGGATCGGCACCAACTAGTTGGCCACCGCCTAGCACTGACGTCAATGAAGCAGTATTTGAGCCAGTTGGTGAGCTATAACCATTGTTTAAGCTGTAGAATGATTTTTCTAGATTTGCACCAGTTAAATCAACACCTGATGTGATTTGGCTAGCCAAACGACCACCACCAAACACTGAATCGTTACGGTCTGAACCTAAACGGCTTCCACTGACTTTAAAGTCGAGGAAGAAGATTAGACCGCTTGGTAGACTCATTGGTTGAACTGAAACTAGTTCATTGGCAATGAGTGAACCAAATACACGACGAACGATTGGAAAGGCAACAGCGGCGAAGCCTTCGACGTCACCAGCACTCATTGAACTACTTTCTTTTAGTAGTTGTTTGGCTTGGTTTTCTAATAGAACAGCCATACCATTTTTTTGGGCTTCGTCACGAAGACCTTCTAGTAGACCGGTTTTTTCCCATTTTGCACGAAGAGCGGAACCTTCTTTTGAAAGGTCGCGGTCAACGATATTTTCTGTTAAACGCTTTAAAATTGACATTGTAATTCTCCTTAAATGAATTAATTAAATAAATACTATTTCTTGATGCCTGCGATTTTTTGCCATCTTTCAACGGCTGAATTTTCAACAGGTTGTTCTTTCTCTCTGAGACGAATGTTAAAACCCTCATTACGAGTTACAGCTTCGCTTAGTGATTTTGGTTCTCTAACAAATTTATTGCCAGAACCCACTGCGCTTTGAAGTGTTTCGAATATAATTTTAACTTTGTCAACAGAACCAGCTTTCGAAATAGCTTCGACAATATTATTTTTTTGTCGCTCATTCAAGGAGACGCTACCTAGTGCCTGATTCTTGTAATATAACTTAGCGTTTTGAAGATTCATTTCTTCTAGACGCTTAGATAAGGTTAATGCAGTTGCTTTCATTTCTGAATGTTCTTTAAACAATCTTGCATTTTCTTCTGTAAGAAGTTTGTTTTTAACTTGAGCTTTTTTATGCTCTTGAAGTAGTTGTGAAGACTTTTCTATTAAAAGAAGAGTTTGGTTAGAAGAAGCTGTTTTGCTTTCTTGAAGATTTTTATTTCTTATAGCAGCCATTTCATTTGCTGCAATACGAGCTTTTTCCCTTGGATTCATTCTGTCTTTAATAGCTTCTGTGCTATCTTGTGATGGTTGGTAACGAGCATCTTCTTCTAGGTCTTTATCATTATTTTTACCTTTGGCACGTAGAGCAGCAAAATCAGCAGATGTTAATTTACCTTTTGGTTCGGCAACATCCAATTTCTTTTGACCCGGTGACAGCTCTTCTTCCCATATTGCTTCTTGAAAGAGTTCTTCATCTTCTAAGAGACTGTTAATAAACTCTTCACTTAATTCTATTTCTTCTTCCATCACAGGAGTTTCTTCCTCTTCTTCTTCTGGAGACATTGGAGGAACTTCTGGTGCCACATTCGCATTAACATCTGGTGCGACTGGACCCTGTTCTGGTGCAGGAGTTAATGGGGCAGCTAAAGGATTTGACATATCATTTGTCATACCTGTTTGAGTATCAACAGATGACATAGCTTTTTGCAAATCAGCAAAATCGATTTCTATTTCTTTATCTGGGCAAGGACAAAGATTCATACCATTTGTAGCACCCATTGGTATTTGTCCATTTAGTGTTCCGGCAGCTGGATCGGCTGGTGCATCACCAGTTAGTGAATCTAGATCTGGATCTGCAAGTGGATCATCTTGTTCTAAAAGCATACTTTCAATTGCTTTTTTAACTTCTGGTGTATATTTTTCAAGAATAGCTTCTTGGGCACTTTTTAGCGCGGCTTCTTTAAGAGCCTTAGCATCGATAATAGCTTCTTCCAACAATTTTGACATTATCATCTCCCAAAATCAATAAATAAAAATAGAATTTCAATATAACTAGTATCACGAACTGATAAAATGCCATTTAGGACTTATTTATCATACATTTTATTAAACTTGAACTTCCATCGGCATCTTCAAGGGCTTGTCCGATTATTACACCAGACAAATCTTTATTAAAAACACCCCATTTCTTTTTCTTAACAACCATACCGTGGCCAAATATACTGCTTGTGCAAATAAAATCGCCACGCTTTACAGTTCCAGTTACCAAAACACCTTCAGCACCAAAAACAACTGGTTCGCTTTTGCTATCTTTGGTGACTCCCATAACTAAATTATCTTCTTCTTTATTACATGGCTCTAAACCATTTTCACCCCAGACAACAACAGTGCCATCTGGATATTTAGCTATAGATGGTGTTGAAAGACCATACTCAAAAATAGCGCCAACTGTTGTTTGCAGGGCATAAATATTTTTCCATCGTGCATCTGTGCGACCAGAATCAGTAATGCCGTCACCATTAGGCAATATAGTGCCCGTAATAGCAACAGAACCGCTAAAACTAACGGTTCCATTATCTAACATTTTGTGAACTACCGTGGTGCCTTTATGGACGGCAAGACCTTTGGCCATTTTTAACCTCTATCCTACTATAAATATAGCTATATCACAAAAAAAGCCATATTTAAGCAAAAAAAGAAAGGACCGTTTCCGGTCCCTTCCTAAACTAACTTAAATCAGTTTAAAACTCACTCTTCGCCGTAAAATGGTGCATCGAACCAATCACCATTTTGTTTGAAGTACCAAGCTTTACCGCGTGGGAAAGCACTAGCTGGATTGTCTGTTGCACTAGTGCAATAGAACATATCGCCATCTTCACCAGGACCGCGAGCAACTGCTTGTTCACGGGTCATCTTGACAGACATTGCACCTTGTGATACTTTCATATCACCTGATGATACTGTCATTCCGTCAGCAACTGAAGCACCACCAACAACACTTAGACCAGCACTAGCTGAAACTACGTTTGCTGAGAGTGTGCCACCTAGTGTTATTGAACTTGCTAGATCAACAACGACTTTATCTGTACCAGAGGTAGAGATAACGACGTTTGATGAACCAGTTACGATTTCAAATGAACCGGTCTTGGCGGAAACACTCAAACCATTAACAGTAAATGCTGATGCATCAATTTGTGATTGCAAACCAGCTTCAACACCAGTTGCGCGGCTAACTTCTGCGGCCAATGCAGCATCGTTTGATGAAGTATACTCGCTGAAATCAGCGCGCATTTGACTTGCTGTAGTATTAACAGCAGCAATTGAGCTGATTAGCGCATTTTGATTTGTTGTATCAATGCTATTAACAAAATCAACAACTTCTTTGAATTGATCAAGATCAACTGTTGAACCAGCTAGAATTGCATCAATTCTGTCTTTTTCAGTGTTGATTGCTGATTGTAAGCCAGCTTCTGCAAGTTCTGCTCTTACAACTTCAGCAGCAACAGCTTGTGTCAATACAAGTTCAGCTGCTTCTGCACGGTCTTGCTCGGCGTCAACGTCAGCAATACGGTTTGTTATTTCAGCTGCCAAGTCTGAAGCGACTTCGGCAATATCACTTGCAAGTTCTACTTCTGCAGCTTCTGCACGTTCTTGTTCTGTTACTAGGTCTGCTTCAACACCATCGATGCGAACACCGAGAGCGCCTTCTGCAGCAGTTGCACGAATAACTTCTGCAGCAAGATCACTTGTTAGTGTTGCTTCTGCGGCTGTTGCACGGGTAATTTCGTCTGCTAGATCACTTTCAAGTGTATCTAAACGACCATTAGCTGAACCGGTGTAAGTATTAAAATCAGCTCTGAGATTATCAACAGCTTGTGTTGAACCTGTGGTTAGGCTGTTGATTTGATCTTGTAGATCTTCTTCAACACCTTCTGCTCTTTGCTGTTCTGCATCAACATCAGCTGCGCGGTCAATAATTTCTAGTGATAGTGCGCCACTGATTGCATTGACGGCAATTGAAAGGTCGTTGAAGCCGGTAAGGATACCTTCAACACCACCAGCTTCGCCATCAAGGAAGCTCTTAATGTCTGCTATTGAGCTTAGTGTACCACTTAGGTCCGCACCGGCCAATAGATCAATTTTTTCTTGTAAATCAACACGGACGCCTTCCAAAGAAGAGCTTGCGGCGGTGGCGGATGCTGTCAAAGCAGCTGATAGGTCGTTTCTTACTGATGTGTCACCAGCAATACGATCTGTTACTTCTGTTGCTAGAGCAGCTGCAGCAGCATTACCAACAATAATGTCTTGTGCATCGATGTATGTTCTTAATGATGTATCTAGATCACTAAGGCCAGTTGAGCCACTTTGTTTTAATTCAACTAAGATGCCACCTAGTGTGTGGTTTGTGAATGCACCACCGACATTACCAACTTCAACACTGTAGGCTGAAGCTGTTAATGAACCACTGATTGTTACTGAAGCTGGATTTGCAGCTGTACCAAGTACAACTGTACCATCTTGCATGAGTTTGTGGACTACTGCGGAGCCACTAAATACTGCTAAACCTTTTTTCATATTATAAATCTCCTAAATAAAGTTTGAGCACACAGATTATACGAGGTATAATCAAATATGCTGATTGTATATAAATAGTTTAAAAAAGTTTTAAAAAGATTATTTAGTTGTGTCAAAATACAACATTTAAAAAAGTTAACGTCGACAAAACAAAATGTGGCATTTCTGCCACATTTCATTTAACTTTATTTAAGACTCTAACAAGGGTGTCAAAGACGGTCAATCTTTGTCCGAAGCTTTTTCATCACGAAGCTTCTTCAACACCCTCTTTCTTCTGCGTTTTTCTTCATTCCTTTTGACCGAAGGTTTTTTAAAATATTCTCTTTCTCGTAACTCTTCAAACTTGCCACTTTTCTTTATCTTATTGATAAATTTTCTAATGGCAGCTTCGACGCTTTCATCGCGTCCTACCTTAACTACTGTCATCTCACTTGCCTTTCATTAAAGCTTTTGCAATTCTTGAGTCAAATAAATTCGATATATCAACACCGGAATCATCTGGCGCAATTCCTGCCAAAGCATTTCCTAAACCAGCTGGTGCTGGTTCATCTGGTATAGTATCACCAATTCCTTCAAAAATGTTAACCCCTTTATAAGCACTTCTTCCTATATTATCTAGCAACTGTTTGTTAGAGTGGTTAACGTTTCTAACTTGAGATTTTTTTAATATCTGTCTCATACGATCTTTTTCATCGTCTTCTTGCTCTTCTTGAACATCTTGAAGTCGTTGTTGTGTTGGTATTTTATTTTCTGTAAGTGTAGGTTTTAAACCTTTTACTACTTCGCTGATAACCTGGGATAACAGGCCACTTTCTAATAAAATAGCTTGTATGTTCTCGTTAACACATTCTCTTACAATCGGATTGATTATTTCTTTTAAATCACTTTTTTTCATAAGACCTTCTTTCTTATTGATCCAGTATATCACCAATCATACGAACTAGTTTATCACTTTTTGTTAGTTGTGGTGATTTTTTTGATTCACTTAACCCAAGGAATGCACCTTTTGTTGATGGTTCACTAACAATATCAAAACAGATTAATTGTAAGTCCTCTTCAACAATTGTTTTTCCTTGTGATTCATGCACTGAGCCTAATGCTCTTGAGGAAATACCTAATGTAACGCCGTTACTTATAAGGGCTTTTAATATATTACCAGATGGGGTGTCAAGCACTTTTATTTTTCCCATAACATCATCACCATTCCACCAAACATCTGACACCATATGAGAAACATTTTTTAGATTTATAACACTATCATCAGGATGATCTAGTTCTCCTATGGCTCTATTTTGCGCTATAGTGTTTTTATAATTTTCTATTTCTCTTGCAAGTGTTTTTCTTGGGTAAACTCGACCATTACCGTTTAAAGCATCTGCTCTTTGCAAAACGCCAGTTAAAAAAACAGCTTTATTTTCACGGACCATTAGCTTTTCAGCTTCAGTTAGTAAGTCTTCGCACTTGCCACCTTCACAAAGCTGATAAAACTCTCTTAAAATATATTTGCTCATTTTGTTTTACCTATTAGGAGATTAAAGATTTCCTGGGCTAGAGCTTCTTTTAAAGCGGCTTTTTGTTTTTGTTGTGTTTTCATAATATCAACGCCAGCAGGTATAGCTGCTTTACTACCCTGTGAAGCTTGTTGAACTGTTTTTTGTAAGGCGGCTGCATTTTTTATTCCACCAAGGATTTTAACATTCTTTTTACCACTTTTGGAAAGAGCATAATTAAGAAATCCTTCGATTGCCTTTAATATCTTGGGAATTAATGGAACTATGGCTGCACCAGATTTTGCATTTAACTGTGCCATTGCTTTTAATTTTCTACCAACTACTTCACCAACATTAACAAAACCGGCTTTTGCTGGTGTCGTCATTTTAAAAGCAGCATCAGCAGCTTTACTGATTTGTTGTTGTCTACCAACCATTTGACCAGATTGTTTTGGACCACTTGTTGGCTGTGCTTGTGCTGGTTCTTTCTGTGCAACACCAGCACCCATTGTCTTAGCAGCTTGGCTAATATCTGGCATTTTACCTGCAGTAGCAGAGGTATTTGCTCTAACTGGACCTTGTGGTTTATCTGGATTTCCCATTGTTTTGATGGTTGTATCTGCCAAAGCATTCATTAGCTTTCCATCTATTGCAAAGTTTGTTTCTTTCATAAATTGTGAAAGAAGTTCTTTAACTTTAGATGAACCAGAAGCCTCTTTTAGTGCCGCTTGCTGTTTTGGTCTGTTTTTTAGCCAATCAGAAAACGCATTAATTACTTTTGAAACTTGTTCTTGTTTGAAGCCTTGTGAAGCTAATGTTCGAACTATCTGTTTTTTCTGATTATCATCAAAACCCTGAGAAGCATAAGAAACATCAGGAGTTTCGCCACCTTGGATATTTCCTAAATCTTTTGGTTTTTCAGAACTAACTGATGCTGGCGCATCTGGTGCTGGTTGAGGAATCACTGAATCTTGTGTTCTTTGTGCATCTGGTGTAGAATTTGGATTTGTATCTGCAGCTAATTGACGAGCGGCTGCTGTATTATTTTGTTCTGCATCTTTTGCATTTTGAACAGCTGCAGCGCCACCAAGATCTTTTTCGCCTTCACCTTTTCTCTTTTCAAGACCTTTCATAATAAATTCATCATCATCTTTTGCTTCACCCTTTTGTTTGGCATCTTTAACAGCGGCGGCAAAAGCTTTCCAATTAACTTCTCCATTATCAAAAACGAAACCTAATTGTCTAACATGTTCTTCTTTGCGCTTTTTTTCTCTTTCGCCTTCTTGCAATGATTCTAATATTTGACTAGTCAATCTATAATCAAGTGAATTATTTTCTTTTAACAAGTAAGATAGAGATTGGTGTTCTAATTTATTCTCTATAAGCTCTTTTAATAAAAATTGTTCAACTTGTTCTGCACTTTCTTGAACCTTTAATCCATTTACTTTTAACTGATTTAATAAATCTTTTGAAATAGCAGTTATTAATTTGCCACTGTCTGGAATATTCTTAAATTGTCTTGTTAATTGCGTATGAAGTGAATCGCTAGTGCCTTTTGGACCTTTTGTTTTACCTTTGAATACTGCAATTACATCATCAGCACCACCAGCATCAGCTGGTAATGGTGGTGGGGTGGCACCATTAGTTGGTGCTGTAGTTGCTGAACCAGCAGGTGTTTGTGGAGCACTATCAGCAGGCGAAGAACCTGCAACATCTTGATCACCAACCTCGATTTCTATTCCAAGACCGTCTAGCATTTGTTTTGCTTTTTTATTTTTACTCATTGCAGAAATAAAAGAGGACACTTCTTGTGGAGTAACTTTTTTATCTTTCATCATTTTGGCAAAATCTCCACCCAATGCTTCTTCTAAAGATTTTTCTTGGCTAGAAAATACTTTTTTGCCTAGTTCTGTTTGCATTATGGCAGCTGTTATATCTTTATCTCTTTGAGCGTCCTGCAAAAAGTCGCCAATTTTGTCTAGTTTTTTAACAAAGTTTGGATCTCCTGGCTTTAGTTTTTCACCTGCACCAGAAAGAGTTTTACCAGCCCCCGAAAGGAATTTACTGCTTTGTTTTTTTAACCAATCAGCTACTCCTTCATTGTTGATACTTTCATTTAATAGCTCTTGCATAACTAGATTCTTAATATCTTCATGTTTTATTGCCACAGTAATACTCCCGTTTAAGCTGGTCAAAAATAAATAGTCGAATTTATGCCAAATTCGTTAATTTATGTATTTTATCTTTATAAATTAAAAAAACGCAGCGGCAAGCTGCGCCTTCTGGCTCCCTTTGCAGCACCTGCGGCATACAGGTAGGAACCATTTGATTGTAACTAACGAATTCATATTTACTCCTTCGAAAACCTAATCCCCTCATCAGAGACTATCTTATCTAGTAAATAGGATGTGCCAGAGCTTAAACATCCTAGTAATAAACCAGTGACAATAGAATTATCAAAAGAATATAAATTTGTTAATGGTTTAATACACCAAAGAGCAAGTCCGGTCCAAAATCCGGTACACATACTACATTTAAATAACTCACCAAAGAATCCGGTTTTAGGTCTTATTTTATCAAATATTTTGCCATAACATAATATCTGAGTTATTCCGTAAGCTATTAATATAAATATACCAATATTTATCACCACCAACCGCCCAGATATCTTCTGCTTTGGTTCTTAGGTATTGAACCTTTTTCCTTTTCTTGTGGAACTTCACCAAGTTCAGTCGACTCTTCATCTTCTGGATCTGTAAGTCTATTATCGAATTCTTCTTCGTATTTCTTATCGAATTCTAGTGCTGGTCTTTGCTCATCAATCCAACTAGCAATATTAAGAAGGACTAGTTGATCAACGGGAAAGCCAACATCTTTTGGTTTTAATATAGTCGCTTCTAAAGAGCCAAATATATTACCACCTTTAATTGATTCTGGTGCTATGATTCCTCTTCTGGACAAGAAATCAAAAAACTTATCTTGTGTTGAATAAACAAGATCACTAAAAGACAACTTACTACTCTCAGAGTATGGCAGTGTTAAGATTTTCATCTTTTGTGGCATTAAAATAATGTCAATATAGTGATGATCATAGATGTAATAATTTCCATCTAATGTTCTACGAATATTCAAGTTGGCGCCAAGTTTACCCTCCACTTTTGGAGGAGTAATTACTGGCTGTGCAGCTTGTGGTTCGGCTGGTAACTCTTGTTGTTCTGTGTCACCAACTTTAACAGTAATAGCCATTATTTGGTTGCCTCATTAATAAAATCTTGAATTTTTAAAACTTCTGTTAGCATCGCGTGATCAACTGGTCTTTTTTTGAACTCGTCTAGTTTATCAAACAACTTGTTTGTTTTTTCAGCTAGAAAAGCATTTTGCTTGAATTCATCTGTCTTAAGAACTTCACTGATTTTGTTTCTTAATCTACCAATCTCGTCGTTCAGATAAACTTTAAGCCCAAGACCTTCGTCGGCACCAGACATAACATAGTGAGATAAAAGCTCTTTTTGTTCTTTTAGTAAATTGCTGCCATACTTCTCGTTAAATTTCTTTGCAAAAGTATTATAAACAATATTATCAACAGATTGCATATTCTTGCTTGTTACTTTTTCTTCACTTCTTGCTACCAGTGTTTCTACTACAGTTTGCTCAAGTAAAATACGCTCTTTTATGGGAGTATTCTGACTAAACAACTGATAGATTGTTGCCATATTTTTATAATCTGGCAGAAAATTACTAAACACATTTTGTGTTAGCTGTTTATTGATAGTATTGATTAGCTTTGTTTGCTCATCAAATATTTGTTTCTGATCAAGTTCAGAATGTAGTCTTGCAACTTCCTGAACTAGTCTTGTTGCAAAGCGTGGATCCAAGTTATCGCTCTCGTTTAATACAGAGTATAGTTGCAATTCCTTTTGAAGAGGCAGATTACTTGCAAAATAAGTTTTACAAATATTGATTATTTTATTTCTTGTTACATCGTCTTTGTTGACAATGCAGCGTGTTAATTCTTTAATCAAACTTTCATAAAGAAACGAAGTGTTGCGCCTCTTATTATGCTTTATTTTGCTTTTTGCTTGCATCTTTCTTCTCCAATTCAGTAATTAAATCTTTAAATCTTTTGTCGTTTTCTAAAATAAGCTTTTCTTCTTGTTTATTATATATAGACGATTGTTGCGCAATACTTTCTTCAAAAGGAACCTTTACTAGACTCTTTAAATCAGAATAACCTTTAAAGATATTTCTAGTTGTGTTCGAAGCTAAGTTAGTATTACCCATAGATTTCATACGTTGCTGTCGACCAGTTCTTTTATCGTAAACTTCTGGCTTGTATCTTTTGCCTTTTGAAGCCTCCGTGGTGGTTGTGCCATCATTTGCTTCAAATTTAACAGTTTTAACCTGTGAATCGTCGCGTCTTGCTGGCGGTGTAACCAATAGTGGTCCACCTGCACCCTCAGAACCTCCTGTATCGCCTTCTGACGGTGTTTCGCCAGTTTCTGCACCAGTTTCAAGGCCAGCTTCTTCTTCGCCTTCTGGTGGCGTTTCATCTGTTATTTCTCCACCTTCATCTGGTGCAAAATCAGCTAAACTTTCTCCACCACCAGCAGCACCACTGGAACCACCGGTATCTTCAACATTTTCAGCTTCTCTGTCTAACATTGTTGCAACTTTGCGATCATAAAACAACTCACGCTGATTTCGTAGGAAGTCTTCTTCACTCATTCCAAATAGATTCTTGGACAACCATCGTTTACTGAAGAAATTCTCAGTGGCTGCACCAGCAACATCAAATTTGGTTTTCCAATGTTCCAACTCTTGCAATTCAGCAATCTTGGATGGATTGTTAAGTGTGATTTTATGACCCAAAAGATCATCGCCACGATAACCAAGAACATAAAGATGGATAATGCCAATCTTTTCTAACTCTGTTACAACAGAGCGTTGTAGTCTTTGGATTGTTCTTGCGAATCTTACATCTTTTTGAGAAAGTGTCGTCTTATCTTCTTCACCACCTTCACCTCTTGCCAAATATGATTGTGGAACTTTTAATGCTGAGAACAATTTATCTCTGAGATATTTAACATCTTCAATGTCGCCAGTATATGTGCCACCAGGCAAACTTTCAATCTTTGTATTAGAAGTAGAGCCGCGAACCGGCAAGAAGTAATCTTCTTCTATACTCATAGGATTATAGCGCAGATCTACACGCCCAGTTTTATCATCAATTACTTGATTTCGTTTCATGGTGGTAACGATCTTTTGCATATATTGTTCTACATCGCTTGGATCAATATTGCCAACGTCAATATAAAACACTCGTCGTTCTGGTGAACGCACAATACGATATGCCATCATTGCATCTTCGATTAGAGTTAGTTGTCGCCAGATTCGACGAGCAGGTTCTAAAACAGAAGTTCCATATGGCGCATATCTGTCATTACCTAGAATACGAAAATGTGCTACTTGCCAATTCTCAAATGTCATACCACCGGTATTCCATTGATATTGGACATAGTTTGGATTGGTTGGATCTTCACCTTCCATTCTTTCAACTTCGTGTGAAGGAAGCCCTACGACATTTTTAATGCCAAGTTCTTCATCGATATCCATATAAAGAAAGAAATCGCCATATTTACACATGTTACGACACCAACCAAACAAGTTGAATTCAACATTTAGAATATTGTGATAAAGATTATTTAAAATATTTTTAATTTCTTCATTATCACAATCAATTCTTAACATCTTTTGGAGTTGGCTCCAAGTTGTCATTTCATCGGCATAAATGTCCATCGCAGAGGCTATTTCTGGCGTGAACTCCATCTGATCAAATTCCGCATAACGTTCACCACGATTATGATTCTTCATCATACTTGAGTGAATGTGCTGGAATGGATTGTAATCGGATTTCTGGAATTCTTTTCCGGAAGCAGATTGGAAACTGTATTTGTCTAAGTCTTTTCTTTTTTCTTGTCTATAGAATTGAGAACGCTTATTAACAATTGGTCCAGAAAGCAATTTGGTGAGTCTCTTGAATAAAGTCGACTCAGTGTTTTTACTATTGTTTCTAGATTTTGTATTATTATATGCCATTTATTTTATCCTTTTATTAGCCACAAAAAATCTCTATATTTTTGTTTTTCGTCTTCTGCGAATGGATCCAGTGTTTGATTCTTTTTATAATTATCTTGACCCGATATCAATGTGCTCATTCTGGAATTGGCCTTCATAATAGACCCTAATATGGCTTTTGTATAGGCTGATTCTCTTTTATTAGCAGTCAAAGCAGTATCGCGAACCCAACAACAGATCGCAAGAGACATAACCAAATCATCGTGATATCCACGCATTGCTTCTGGTCGACCATTGTTCCACACAAATGTTTCAAACTCTTGAAATAGTCTTCCAGATTTAATATTAATTAATTTATTTCTAACAAACTCTTCCATTTTTGCAATAATCAGTGGGCGTGTTTTTGAAGTTGTAGAAAAGCCAGGAACAGTATTTGTTTGAAACTCAGCATTTTGTTGTTCAACATATTCGTGTGTAGACTTAACTGAAAAATATAAAGATGGATATTCCATTTCTATTAGTTTTTCTAATACGTTATAGCCAACGTTGTTATTTTCAACAACCAGAAGACAATTAAGATATTCTCTGCCTACTGAATTTAACATTGACGAAAACATATCTAGAGTTGGTTTTCCCTGATACTCGGCTACTTGTTCCATTGTTTCTATTTTTATAACATGGAATACTGAGTTATCTCCACCATCACCTCTTGCTACGTCAGCAACAAGCATATAGGAAGAACCATTTTGTGGTTCCTCCCATATCCAATAATTTCTATCAAATCCTGTTCGATATTTTGGTTCAATTATGTTTTTCTTGATACCTTCCATGTTGTCTGGGTTTATTACTGTCTCACCAGACATGTTAAAGCTGCACTCATACTCTTGTGCAATGTCACGACGCGACATACTCTTTGTTTGTTCTTGGAACCATTCAGGAGTATTGTCCGGATGAACGTGCCAAGGCAATGTAATTGGATGGAAATTATTTGATTGGTTTTCGGCGTCACTATAGGTCTTATAAAACCAATTACCAACACCATTTGGTGTGCTCAATGCAATACAACGACCACCGGTTGATATTGTTGGGAAGATACCGGTCCATAAATCTTCCATATTTTCAACGTGGGCAGCTTCGTCGATGATTAAAAGAGAAAGCGCTTCAGAACGACCAGCGTCGCCTTTTGAAGTTGTGGATGCTTTTATAGTTGAACCATTTGATAATTCAAATGAAGTTTGATTATCAACAGTGATTTCAGCAATCCGAAGCCAGTCCGGAACGCTTTTCATCATCTTTTTTACTTTGACAGCTAAGTTGGCAGCTGTCTTAAACTTGGTTGCCAATACAAGAACTGCTTTTTCACGACGGAATAACATCAACCAAGTAGCATAACCTGCAACAATAGTTGAGATACCAAGCTGACGAGCTTTTAAAATGACATTAAAACGATGATCATTGAAATCGCTTAGAAGAGCGTCTTGATAATCAAAAGTAGTAAAAGGTATTTGCCCCTTAAGAGGGTGAGTAATCTTTACATAATTCTTAAGGAAATAAATTGGATCATTTCCGCATTTGCGAATTTCTTCTTTGACTGCTTCTTTTGTTAGTTTATATGCCATAAAATAAAAAACCCAACCATTTTAAATAGTTGGGTTTCTAGCTTAATTTTGGGAGTTTATTTCTTTATACCGTGTTTTTCTTTAACACTCATTACACAACTCTCATATTTATCTTTGTTTTCTCTGCCAACTTGTGTTGTGCAAATTGCCCAGGGATTCACTTTAATTTTTTTTTACTCTTAAGAACTTCTTCAAGAGCTGATTGAATCATCTCTTCTAGATCTTCATCATCACCCAAATCGTCTTCTTGTTCTGGCGCCATTTCATCACTTTGTTCAGCCATTTGGCCTTCTAAGAAGTGTTTAACATCGCCCATCATAGCAGCACATTTTGTAATCTTTGATTGAACCCAAGCTGGAAGCTGGTCATCGTCTTTTAACATCTCGCGAGTTTCTTGACCATATTTAGCTATTTTATATAGCTCACCTCTTGCCATACCACCTTCTTCGTCTGGCTCCCCAAACATATCTGGTGCGGCTGCTTCCATTTGTGGAGCTTGTGAAGCCATAGCTAAAGCTTCCATCTCTTCTTTGATAATTTGCTTTAAGCGAGATTCAGTAATTTTCATTTTTTATCTTCCTCTTTTTCTTTTTTTCGTGAATCATTTTGAGGTTTTTTGACACCAGTATATTTGTCTTTACCAACAGCCAAGAACTTGTTGGTTTCTTTTTCTGTATCATCTCTTAAGCTATCTTTTTCATCTCTTGGATCTTCTACTGAGCTAATTTCATAGTTACATACACCCTTTAAATTGGTGCGAACCATTGAAACTGCTTCGACTTCATAAGTGACTTCGCCTTTCATTTTTAGATTCAATGTTGAGCCAGTTATATTCTTAAACTCTTTTTTAAGATAGGCAACTATTTCCTTGATACGCTCTTCGATCTCTTCTTGCAACTTATTTTCCAAAGCTGCTAGTTTGTGTCTTGCCATCATTTGTAAATGATATGTTACACAAAGCGTATTAGAAGAACAAACCTTAACGGTAAAACCATCAATAGTTCGTAAAGTTCTTGGATCGATTAAATCCATTTCTCTTTCAAGACCAGCTTTGACTGGCTTGCCATCTTTATCAGATGCACCGTCATAAGCGTTAGCTGCAGCTTGTTTGATGCCTCTGACCAATTCTTCAACAGATATAGATGCCATATAAAGTCACTCCTCGTCAGATTTTCTAGAATCTTTTGTATCTGATACTAGTTTTCGGATATCTTTTAATTGCTTAATGGCTTCTTGTGCTTTTTTGCGCACGCGAACACCAGCTGACACATTGCCTTTATCGAATTTTTCCGCATCACGCAATGAAAGTTGTAAATCAGCTATTAATTTAGTTATTGCTTCACTTACTTTTTGTAGGTCGCCATCCATTATTCCATCTCTCCTGTCTGTCTTCTACATATTGCACGTAACAAGTAGAACAACATTCAAATTTTAACAGATACATCTCATCTTCGGTAGTAAGTAAATACTTATCACAAATATGACATTTTTTACTGTTCTTCTTGTTAACTAGTTTTTTTGAAATTAAAAAACCATCTTTTTCTATTTTATCTTCGTTTTCTTCATTATTAAAGACCTTTTGTGCATTTTCTTTAATTTGTTCTTGGTAAGTTACTTCTTTTTCTGGTGTCCAATATTGTCTTGGATTTGCTATGGCTTCTTCCCCATACTGTTTTTTTATTGCTTGTTCTAACTTGCCAATATACTCAATGTTCTTTTTTGGTTGACTCACTTTTTCTCCGAAAAAGGATTTAAATCCTCTGTTAAATATAAAATCGCATCTATTGTTAAAACCGGACTGTCTAATTTATCAAATGGAAAGTTTATGGCTGTGCCAAGTGCGAAATTTGTTTTTAGAATCGGTGGTATAAAATGATAATCCAAACCAACACCAATGCGTGATTTCTGCAAGCTACCATTAAATGGATCACTAAGATCTGCAGATAGCTTTGTATAAACACCGACATTAACATACTGTAACAGTTTTCCCAAGTTCAATACTTCAAAGCCAACACCAGGCATCAATGCTACATCAAAAGTTGCAACTGGTCTAAATGTAAAGATATCTACAAACGATTTAGTTGTTTCTTCTTTTTCGTTAACATACACAAAATCGCTTGACACCAATTTAATATTAGAATCTGGAACTTGTTTATTATTCTTGCCCCACACTTCTTTTAGTTCAACTTTTCTGGCTCTAATATTACCGGTCTTATCTGCAAATATCTCGCCTGTTACTTTTATATTTTGCTCATAAGTAAAAGTTTCGTTATTATTCTGGAATATGTCTGGGTCTTTTAACTTAAATCTTTTAAGATTATCTTGCCATTCATATGATATTACAGTAGCTTCTGTGCTGCCTTCATTACACTTGCCAGATACAACTGTGGTGCCGCCAGTCGAGATTCCTTTTAATTTGGCGATGGTATCATCACGACTTTTTATATCAAGACCATATTTTTTTCTCATCTTTTCAAATTCTTGATCTTTTTTGTCTAAAGAACGCTTATATTGTTCATTTAGAAGCTGTTGAGTGATTAGTTGAGAGTCTGCTAGTCCAATATCCTCATTTAGATTGAGTATATCTATTTGATGATTGTTCATCATACTTTCAAACTTTTGACTTAATGTTCGGTTATATTGTCTTTGTTTAAGAGTATCGTTTATTGCATATGCTAAAAACACAACCAGCAGCAACATTATTACAGCCCAAAGTATTTTAAATAATAAAACTTTTTTTTGTTTATCTTGATATCTCATTGTTGTGTTCCATTCTTGGCTCTAACATAATTCAAAATGAAATCCATTGCAGCTTGAGAACCTATATAAACCATACTAATCTGTATCCAATCTTCGCCAGTGATATAATTTAGCGGAACTCCAATAGTTGCAAAGAGCCATACTAATAGTTTTCTGCTAATTAACTTATTTAAACCTCTGTCTAAAAAAGCATTTTTTAACTTTTGTTTTGTTTCGTGAGTCATCCTAAAACCTCTAAAGAATGTGATCATATTTTTACGTATGCAAAACCTTCTTTATTGTCAATGACGATTTGATTGTCAGCGATATCTTTGAGTTCTGGCAGATGGGAAATTAGTATTACTAGATCAAATTCTGCCTTTAACATTTCCAAGATTCGAATGAATCCTTCCATACTTTCTTCATCCAAAGCTGTCGCTGGCTCGTCTAATATACATAGATTACATTTCGGCATATTGCTTACTTTAATAAGAGCCAAGCGAATAGCTATAGCCGCCATACTTTTCTCTGCTCCAGAACCAAGTTCGATTGGCCTTGGATCGTATTTTGGATGACGAATATAAATGTCTAGTTTTTTTCCATCATCTTCAAAAAAGATTTCGAAATTAACAATATTAGTAAGAATTTTTGCTATCTCTTGGTTAATGATAGGAAGTTTTTTCTTAATAATATCGTAAACAATGCCATTACTATGCATTGACTTGAGGAACAAATCATAAGCAAGAAATTCGTCACGCAAATTTGCTAGTTCCACCTTCTCGCATTCTAGGGTTTGTTTTTTATTCACCAAAGAACCGTGTTCACGATATAGATTTTTGCTATCATTATCGCAAGCTTCTAGGGTTATTTGTGCCAGGATTATTTTCTCATTTGCAACTTTTTGTTCTGCTTTAATTTCAAGCAGTTGATTCATCCAAGCTTCGTTATCGTGATAAGTTTTTTCTAGTATTTGTAGATCTGCTAGCTGTTGATTACAAGAATTGATCTCGTTCTTATTTTTTTCAATTTTAAGATTGAAGTCAGAGATCTCCTTGTCGACAATATGCAGATTTGTCTTTAGCTGCTCAAGTTTGTTTATATGCTTTTGAGTTTCATCAAGCTTGATTTTTTCTTCAACTTCCTTCAACAAGGCTTCGCTATCTAAAAGTTTTTGCTGTGTTTCTGGGATTAAATCTCGTTCTTTGGCAGCATCAACTAGAAATTTGCAGGATAGGAAAGTATCTCCACAAGGAACATTATCCAAGATGGCAATTTTCTTTTGTTGCTCTTTCTTTTGTTTCTGCAGCATTTGGACAGCAGATTCAAGCAGCATAGCTTTTTTATTAAGCTCTTCTAGAGCTTTCTTATTATTGCTTAGGTTTTCAAAATCATATTTTTCAATCGATTCTTTAAGTTGACTAAGCACTTCTTGATGCTTCTCAACATCCTTTAAGAAGACATTGTTTTTGTTTATTAGCTGCTCGATATTTGCATTTTTTACTTTAATACTATCAACAACTTTTTCGAGGTCGATAAATTCTTGCTTTGGACCACAAGCAACCTTTGATTTTAACTCTGAAAGTTGTAATTGTAGATTACCGAGGGCTTCTTTCAGAGAAGCACATTTAACTTTATTTCTTTCGGTTTGAATCTCGTTATCAATAATATCTGTTAAGGCTTTAGAGATCTCGGCATCAAAATCCTTACCTTCAAGACGTTTGATCGCACCTTTCAAAAGAGAGGTTTCATCTTTAGCTAGTTTGAATTTCTTATCGAAATGTTCTAGGTCAAGAAACTTACCAAGAATTTCTTTTCTTTTGGTAGAACCTTCATTAATAAAGGCCAACGAACCAACCTGACTAGTCATAGAAGTTAAAAGAAAATCATCTATGGAGCCGAAAATACGACGGATATTTGCATCCGTCTCGTTGCGGTCTAAGCCATTTAAGCTTTCTTTAATATTTGTGACATTATCTACCACAGAAAAATCCAAAACAGTCTTGGCTTCAACTGTTTCTTCACCATAAAGCTTTTTATTATACTTTGTAGCTTGGCGTTCTATTGTATATATCTTGTTGTCTATTTCAATCTCTGCTTTACCAATAGCTTCTAAACGATTTTGGTTAATAATATCGACATTTTTTCTTACATTCTTTGAGATTGAATTAAAGACTGTCCAAAGAGCAGAATCAATAATAGATGATTTGCCAGAGTAATTCTTACCAAATATTCCAAGAATACCTTTGACTTTTGTAAAATCAATAGAATTGTCTAAGCCATAGTTAAAAAGGTTGTTCCATTCGACTTTTCGAAATTTCCAATTAACATTTCTAGCAATATCATCTGTTTGTTCTGCTACTGCATTATATTTTTTATTGAATTCAAATATTTTAGTCAGCACAGCATCGCTAGGCTTATAGTCTTTTAGATATTCTATAATGAATTTTTCTTGCACAGCTAAGTCACGAAGATTTTCGTGTTCATTTTCTTTTGCAAAGTCTTCAACGCTAACTCGTTTTCCAGGTTTATTTTGAATTGTTACAGAATCCGGTTTAAAACGGGTTTTGGCAATGTCAACAGCTTTCTTAAGCACTTGCACGGAAACATAGCTATTGGACACCAGACGAAGCTTGGCGCGTTCTGGGATGGTTAGTTCTGCTGGTATATCGCCTTCTTCGGTAAGCTCGATGGTTATAAAAGGAGAAGGATGAGAAATTGAGATATGTTTGACTGAAAAATCTTCCTTATCTTTAATATCCCAGATAAGAAAACCTTTATCATTTGTCTCACCAAAATTTTGCTGGATTGTTGAGCCGCAATACCTGGCACGACCTTCTTTATCTAAAGATTGGTTTGTTTTATGAATATCGCCAGCCAAGACATAATCAAAGCCTTCAAAAATTGAAATGTCGTGATCACCGTGTTCCATCACATAACCAGCATCTGTTTCGACACCAGATACAGAACCGTGATATAAAGCTATATTAACTTTTGAAGTATCACTAATCTTCTGCCAATTCTGGCAATCATTAATAACAAGCGCATTAAGAACGATATTGTTTCCAATATCGACTTCTTGGGCTTTTTTAATATAATGTAGATTAGGATTTTTTAGGAAATCAACAACTGGTGTTATAGAATCAAGTCTGCTACCATTTTTAAGGTTTAGATCGTGGTTTCCTGCTATTAGATATGTTGGTGCCAGATTAGCAAGATTATTAAGAAAATCTCCCGCTACCTGAATGGCTTCGGGAGTTAGATTTGTTTTGTTATGAAACAGATCGCCACAATGAATAATAGCATCTGGCTTTTCTTCTTTTATTGTTTGATAGATTTTATCAAAGATTTTAAGATAATGATTGTGGTCGCGCAGTAATTTTATGTGTGTATCAGAAATGTGAATTAATTTCATATTTATTCCTTCTTTTAAACTTTCTTTTATAAGACCGGTGGTTCAACTATCAGCCAACTAGATTAAAAGCTTTTGTGATGAACGAATCTTGTGTCATTAATGTAGCTCTTTTTTTGCGACGTGAGAATTCAAGAGTCGACATTTCACCTACATCTTTATAGCCTGTAACGTCAATCTTGTATAGCTCTACATCATACGACATTAAACTACGAATAAGATACATTGCTTTTCTTTCAACATCTGGATCAAGAGCAACATATATTGGCGTATCGTGTTTTACAATTTCTTGAAAAAGCTTGGAGTCTTCTCGTAAAGAAGAGCCCAATATTGGGATTGCATTGCCAGCTTTAATGGCATCAAAAGCACCTTCAACAAGTATTAAATCGCTTGTCCAATCGACAAATAACTCATTAAAAACAATATCTTTGCTTACGGCTGGATTTTTATAGTTTGGCTTTTCACCAGTGTAAGAACGTGCTACAAAATAATTACAAAAGCCATCGCGATTAAAAGAAGGCACAACAACTCTGTTCTTGTATTCTCCTTCTTTACAATAGCCAATTTTCCATCTAACAATGTCTTCTTTTTCTAGGCCACGCTCCTGAAGATATTTCATTGGATCTCTGGAGGAGAATGGTAGAACTTTATTCGCCAAAGAAATAAATTCTTTTGGTAAAGTGATCCTATATTGTTCTTCTTTTTTCTGTGGGAAGAGAATGTCAGTCAATGACTGATTAATCTCTACTTCACCAGTTAATGTTTCCCACTGATGTTTTTGTGAAAAATCACCAAACCTTCTAACAAGGCGCTTAAGGTTGGTGCCTTTGTAATCACAAATCCAACATTTAAAACAATTCTTCTTAATGTTACAGCTTAGTTTTTTCTTTTCGTTTTTACATTTTGGACAATAAAAAAGAAACTCCCCTCCTTGACGGAGGGGGTTTCCTAAAATACTAACCAATATTTGCGTTTTTTGTGATTCTGACATACTCCCACAGAGTAGCACAGGATCAAACGAGTGTCAAGATCAAGGAATTGCGCTGCCTGTTCTTAACAAAACTACCGCTGCAGCCAATCTATCAATAGCTTCTTTTACAGTTGTTGGTGCTGAACCAGACCAACTTGATGTTACTGCTGTATATGCTATACTTGAGCCAGTTATCGTTGTAAATAACGCCAATGAACCGGTTACAGTTGAGCCAGTTACAGCTGTAAATCTTGCTATTGAACCTGTTACAGTTGAACCAGTTATTGTCGTAAACAAGGCTGTCGAACCTGTTACAGTTGAACCAGTTACTACCGTAAATCTAGCAGTTGAACCAGTAACAGTTGAACCTGTAACTGTAGTAAATAAAGCTGTTGAACCGGTTATAGTATTTACTCTAACTATATCAAAATCAGCGATTGAAGGTAAATTGGCGCCTAATGTTGAAGCAGTTTTGTTAAATACTGAATTTGAATAGGAAAAGAGGCCACCTATTGCAACTTTGGTCGATGAACCACTAATATCTACTGTTGTTGAGTCAACCATTATGACTATACTGCCGGTGCCAGGTGCTAATGAGGTTATTGCGGGACCGCCACTGCTAGTAGCGGTAACAGCACAATCATTTATTCCCAGTGTTCCAGAAACAACAATAGGAGAACAAGTAGTAATACTATCTCTAACAAGCACTATGGCACCAGGATTATTTATTATAAAGCTAGAACCGCTTGCTGATTGATTTCCGCCTTGGAAAGAAGTAGTACCACCACTTACGATTAAAATATCTTTATTAAAATCGCAACTGGTTGCTTGAAAATAAGCAGTTGTTGCTTTTGTAAATGTGTTATTTACTTTACAATTTTCTAGATATAAACTTCCCGTTCCATCATGAATCAAATTACTAACAGCAATACCGAACAATCTTATAGAAGAGTTGGGCGCAATAGACTGAGAAACAGTCATTGTTCCTGAGATATTAACTTCTCCACCATTTGAACCTTGTGCGGCGCAAATCGTAGTATTAATTTTACCCATTGTTACATCTTCAATAAAAGTGCCTGGATGTAAAACAATTTGGTCGCCACCTTGCGCTGAAGCTGCAGTAATGGCAGCACCAAGTGTTCTATATGGACTTAATAAAGTTCCATTGCCGGTAATATCATTTCCGCTACCGGTTGAAACATGCCACTCTCTTCTGTATACAGTTGAAGAAGCAGATGCAGCATTTGTAGCAAAACTTGCTGTGCCATTTAAGTTTCCACTAAACGAACCGGTTATAGAGGTTGCCTGTAAATTAGTTAAGCCCGTAACACTTGTATTAAGTGAAACAGTTACATCTCCACTTGTTCCGCCACCTGTTAAATTGGTTCCGGCTGTTACAGAAGTAATATCTCCTGTTCCACCACCACCAGAAACAGTGCCAGCAACCCAATTGGTGCCATCATATACAAGTGCATTACCACTAACTGGCGCAACTGGTGGTGTTGCTATACCTTTTGTAGAAAAGCCATCATTAAAGCTCATTTCAGCCTACTCCTGCTGAACCTGACCAATTGTTTGGTAAATCGGCAGCTGTGATATTTGTTAAGCCAGCAATGATTGAAGCGTTAACTGGTGTTCCATTATTGCTGAGTAAATACAATCTTGATACTCTTATATCTGCTGCAAAACTTTCACCACGGTCAAGTAAGAAAAAGTTGCTTCCACTTGCAACGCCGTTGGCGCTAAAACCTACTCTTAAAGTGCCACTTACTGCAGATACATTTTTTACAATGATATTTTTAGTAACTTGTGGAAAACTAACTTCCAAAGGAGCACTGCTACTAACTGGGACTACTATTGAGGAACTTGCCCAAGGTATACCAGAAGCCTGATAAGAGCCCACGTTTGATAAGCCAGCTTGAACGTGATTATAAATTGACATTAATGTAACTCCATTTTAAAGATTTAACTTAAATAGTATCTTTTAAGGCAAATTGTTTATTAAACTTTAAGCTTTTGATTGATTAGTTTTAATCCAGCAAGTGCTATAACATAACTATCTGCCATATCATAAAAATGGTCTTTTATATTTAAACTATTTTTCTTGTGTTCTGGCATAAACCATTTGTGATTGGCAGCTATAAGCCAATCCATCACAATCTTTTTTGCTGGTGTTCCTTTGGTGACAGTTATACCGCATAGCTTTCTAGCTGTTGTAGAGCCAACATATTGTGGTTTAATTGACATTTGTTCATAAATCATCCAAGATAAAATACCATTGAACTTAGCTAGTGTTAGAATAGTTTTAGCAGATGAAAAGCCTGGACGAAATGCTTGCAAGCTTTCTTCAATAAAAACTTCTGTTATTGGATAAGTTTTCTTTAAGTCTTTTATTTCTTTTTTTGCTCTTTCGAGCTTATCGATCATATCATCTTCTTTAAATTTCCAACAGGTATTTAAAACAACAGCACCAGAATAATCAAGAATAGTTATTCCGGTGCAAGAAGTTGATATATCCAAACCTAAGATCATTGTTGTTATATATACTAATATTTTGTATTTGTTAGCTAAATTTTTATATTTATGATGCCCAAGCTGCTGCTGCGATATTTTGAATTTTTTGTTCTTTATCACTAACATCTTCGCCAGGAGCAATTACATATCTATGAAATGTTCTTGCGATAACAACGCCATCGCGCTCAACAAGATTTGCTTCACGAATTTGTAAATGTCCAGTTTCTAAAACTTCAATTAGATCTATTATTTTTCTTTCTGTTAATGCCATTTTTTACTCCTTATACTGTTCTATAAAAACCTGTGAATCTTATACCGCCAGTGCCGACGTCGTCGGGTGATAAAATATTCGCAAACGAGTTTGTTGACGTGCTAAGTGTTTGAATATGCAAATCAATCCAGTTTCCAGCGTCTGCTGCTGCAGCAAAAATATTTGTTGCTGAATTTGTAAAGCCTTGCCAGACAGCTGACATAAAAAATTCATTTCCAGCTGGAGTATCGGCAACATTGAAGGGTAAACCGGCGATTCTCATACTTCCTGTAGCACTAGTGTTTATACTGGATATATCAACAATACATGAAATATAAGCCATATTTCCTAATTTTGTATATCTTCCTGTTTGTGTAGTATAAACATAACTACCAGCTGTCGTTGAACCACTAAAAACAGGTGTCCAAGTTCCTTCTTCGTAATTGCTTAATACTTCACCTGTAACATCGAACTTAATTCCTTGCAGCGCTTCAAGAACACCTCCGTTTGCAACGGTTATTCCAAGTTCGTCAGCATCGGTAATTTTAAATCCGAGGCTATTTGAAAAATTAATAAAACTGTATTTGGCTGGTCCGCTTTGGATTTGTAGACCGCTTCCAACAACTCCGGAGCCACTAATAGTAATAACAGAAGAACCACCACCTTGTCTATAAAAAGTGCTGTCTCCGCTAGAGGCGACCAAATCGTTATAAATTGTAGTAGTCCCAGTTTTACCGATCTGATCACCAATTCTAACATCTGTTGCATTTAAACCTAAATATAAATCAGTAGCCGAATTTGCAAAATCTACGGTAGTAGGAAGAGAAAGTAGAGTGAAATTGGTGGCGAAGGATTCTAAGACCCCGCCATTAACAATTAAATCGTCCGCAGTTGTTATCTTACCGCTTGATGACAATGTGCCAGTTACAACTAAATTATCTTGCACTCTAACAGTGCCACTAGCATTTATATTTAATATGGCTGCAGTTGAAGTAATATCGCCACCATTTACTGCCAAGTTTCCCGTAGTAGTTAAAGAGCCAGTTATACTTGTTGTTTGTAATTGAGCCATTATTTTTTACCTCTAGTGGTTTTCTTCTTGTTTTTAATTAGTTCAATTTCATCTTGTTGTTTTTCTATTTTTTGTGTTAGTTCTTGAACTGCACTAACAAGTATACTAACCATTTTAGGATAGTTGACACCATCTCCAATAACAAACTCTGGATATACTTCTTTTAATTCTTCTGCTATAAATCCATATTCTTGCTTATTATCTAAGATTCTTACGTAATTAACAGGATTTAATTTCTTAATATTTTCTATTTGACTTTCCATTGAATGGATATCTTTTTTGATTCTTCTTGTTGAAGTTTCTACAAGACTTAAGCAAGT